GGAACTTGTGACCTCAGCACCAGTTGAGGCGAGTATTCCCGGTAAACAGATGTTGCAGTTTGTCAAAGAAAAGAATACAGGCCTGTTACTCGGCATGATTCGTTTTGGTTCACCTACTATCAATTCAAAACCTCGCAACGAGTGGTTAGGTACGCCTCTAGACACATTAAACAAAGATATCATGTCAAGGTTCAATAATAGTGCCATTATGGGGTTTAGTATTGTACCGACTCAACCTTTTGGTTTCAACTATCTTGGCGGCAAACTACTCGCAGCGATTTGTTGTACGCATGAAATTCGCGAGAAACTAAATGCCAAGTACAATGCCAACATCTGTATGTTTGAGACAACCTCGCTTTATGGTTCGTCTAAGGCTATGTCACAGTATGACGGCATGAAACCTTTTCTGCGATTCAACGGACTGACCGATTCAAACTTTGCACCGTTGATCAATGACACCAACTTTCGCAAACTGAATGACTGGTTTACTGAACGCAATGGTGAACCTCTTGTGCCTTCTGATGCATCATCCCGTAAACTGAAGACGCAAACAAAAATGGTTTCTATTATTAAAAAATCTTTGAAGGAATATAGTGAAACCGAATACAACAATTTCTGTGGTATCTTTAAGAATGCACTTGATCTAACCGAGAAGAAACGGTCGTTCTACTCGACCTACGGTTATGACAATGTGCCAGATTATCTAAACATGAAGACGGACATCTTGACAAAGAAAGAAAATTTTGATAGATTCCATCTAGAGAACATAATCGATTGGTGGCGCAACAAGGCCAGCAGACGTTATGAGTCCCTTAAATCCGAGGGGCGACTTAGAACTGTCGTTGAAACGTGGAATACCAACGCGGCTGATATCGACATTATTCGATAAAACCGTGAGTAGGAAGAGGCACAATAGTGCATACTCACATCCATATATCAAACATGATAGGAGATTTAACATGTTAAAATTATCTAAAGAATCAACCTTTTCAGATTTAGTAAACAACTTCGATTTGTTTCATCAATATTTCTTTGATAAAAGAGAAAAATTGAAGTCACTTCCTTCTTGGAACGATGACAGAAACTATTCGAACATTCAACACATCAACGATTTGTTTGAGTCGCTCGACCTATCGGATATTGATCCGACCCTTTCATATGAAGTACGAGTCCCAACTTCGTACATATTTTCTTCAACAGAGTATGATAGAACCATCGATTGTTTCAAACCAAATGGCATCAAGGTTTGTTTCGATCATCTCAACAAACAGGTGAATGGAAAAACTGTGGGTTTTAATTCTGAGGCGGCGGGAAACCCTGCGGCTTACATTCGATACGACAAACAAACAAAAACGTTCATTGTTGTAAAACACAGAGGCAACCACCGTGTGAACATGGCTTTGTTGGTTACCAAAGGAGACGATACAGAAATTAAAATGACTGTGAAATTTCATCCGATTGATCGCTCTTACGAAGAAATGAAACAGATCGAATCTATGGGTCATTATATCGATGCACAAGAACAGAAAGGACAAACCGAAGCAGACAAGTTCAAATCAGGAGTGTGTGCGCTTGATCCTGATCAAATGAAAGCTTATCGTTTTTTAAAGGATAATCAAATTAATTATAAAGGAATCATGCAACAGATGAAGGTTGAAGGTTGTGATGATTGGATTAGTTTGACTAGTTTGACAGGTTTGACCAGTGGTGAGGGCAACGGCATTTTTAAACAATATGGTGAAGTAAACGTTATTAATGCATTTAAAACCATTAAGAAAGTTTCAAAGATAACAGGTGAACAATTTATTTCCTCTACTGCACTGCACTGTTTTTCACAGATGTATTATTGTTTAACTGAGTTTGGTAAAAAGGATGAAATTGGTCGTCCCCTATTCAGTAAAGAAGAGTTGGACAGGTTCTTTTGTGATTGGTTTGAAGATAAAAACAGAATACCTTCATGGAGAAAGAATAAAGTTTCTAACCCAGTGTTTGGTCTCTGCGAGTTAACTCAAAGCGGAAGTGTTAAAAACTATGCGTATATCTACGTGAAGACTTTTTGGCCTGATATCGTAACTTACTGGAAAGAAGCGATTCGAAACTCCAGAAATGGATTTAATTTAGATTGTGCATCATGTAACGAGATTCTTTTGAGAACTGATAAGTTATTGAAAGGTGAAGTTAGAACACTTCTCTCCAACGTAGCATAAAAGAAGGGACTTCGGTCCCTTTTTAATCAACTTTAGAAGGATTATTATGAAAGTAAAAATGATTAGTCACAGTAAGCCGGCAAGTAATATCTTACCTGTCACATCTAATCAACAACAGAAGAAGGACATCGAAAATCTGGTGGCGTTCTGTGCTCGCGTGAGTAATCCATCGAATCAGATGAATACAGAGACGAATGCCAAACTATTAAAGTATCTGATGGACCATAAACACTGGTCGCCGTTTGAGATGGTGTCATTATGTCTGGAGATTGAAACAACACGTGACATTGCTCGGCAGATTCTACGTCATCGCAGTTTTTCTTTTCAAGAATTTTCTCAACGTTACGCAGAGGTTGGGGAAATGGGTGCCATGTTCGAACATCGCGAAGTACGATTGCAAGACCCCAAGAATAGACAAAACTCTATTGAACTGAATCTAGAAGACTACGGTAAAGGCGGTGAAGGCAGTGTTGCTACAAAAGAAGAACACCTTGCACGTGAATGGTACGAAAAACAATCTGAAGTCATGAACATTGCCAGTAAAGCATACAAATGGGCGATTGCAAATGGTATTGCAAAAGAACAGGCTCGTGTCGTTCTGCCTGAAGGCAATACAAAATCTAGGATGTACGTCAATGGAACACTTCGATCATGGATACACTACATAGAACTGCGTAAAGAGAATGGTACACAGAAAGAACACATGGCCATTGCGAAAGAATGTGCAAAGGTTATCTCTTCTGTGTTTGACTTACACTCTAGTTAAATGATATAATCGTATTATGAAAATCGTAATCTACTACCATCTGAGAGAAGAACCTAATTGGATTCCTATCACAATTGAAAGAACAAATCTTCTTGAAAAACACTTACTGACTAACGCCTGCGAAAAAATAATTTTTCTGTATCACGGCTCTAGTGAAGGAAAGTCTACAATAGAGAAAGAATTGAATGCACAGAACTTTAGTTGTGATATAGAATTCTGGGAGAATCCTGTAAAAGAAACTGGAGGTTGTTCTGCTGCTTATAGTTGCATCAAGATTTGGGAAGATTGTCAACATATGCAAGAGAACATTGCTATCTTTCATTTCAACAATAAAGGTATTACACATATCAACAGCGACTATTCTCACATCAATAATGGATGGACGGAATACATTCATTACTGGTTCGTAGAGAAATGGAAATTGTGTTATCAGGCACTTGTCGATGGTTATGAGATGTCTGGTGCGAACTGGCATTGGAATATCGAACACGAACACGGACACTGGAGTGGATCGATATGGTGGACGACTAGTGATTATATAAAGAAACTGCCTAGAATGACCGATCCTCATTTGATTGGATTTCAAAAACAATATTCGATTAGTTTAACACCAAGACATGATCATGAAATTTGGGTAGGGTTCGGTCGCCCCAAAAAACTAGAACTGCACCATTATAGACATGCTGTTGTGTACAATGTATTGCCTCCTAATCCAGAGGAGTATCGTCTATGAGCCAGAAAATTATACTGCACCGAGGTAATACCAACGGTCCGAATCCAGAACTGGAAAATCATCCAGAACAGATTCAACATTGTATCGACCTGAATTATGATGTTGAAATTGATTTAAGATTAATAGACGAACGGTTATGGCTTGGTCATGATGAACCACAATATGAAATTACTTCCGGTTGGATTCACATGAGAAGTAATTACCTATGGATTCATTGTAAAAATGTTGAAGCACTTTGTTATCTTCAACAACATCCTTGGAGTGAAGATTTAAATTATTTCTGGCATCAAGATGATTCATATACAGTAACATCTAAAAATTTCATTTGGGCATACCCTGGTAAGTTTGTTCCCAAACCCTTGAAATCAGTCTGTGTTATGCCTGAATTAGTCGAGCGACAAGAAAATTTGTCCGAGTATTATGCTATCTGTTCTGATTATATGAAGTTGTGATATGATTAAAACTGTATTGTTCGATCTTGACGGCGTTCTATGTGATACTAAATGGATTCATTATGATGCCTTAAATAAGGCTCTTGGCGAGTATTCTATTTCAGAAGAAGAACATCTGAGAATCTATAATGGAATGAAAACACGGAGAAAATTACAACTATTATCCGAGACAAAAAATCTTCCAATCAGTGATCATCAAAGAATCTATGATGAGAAACAAATACATACAATTGAACAATATAAAACAAGAATAAATCCTAATGAAGATTTGACTAAGTTACTAGATGAATTGACTGAACGCGGATATACATTAGGTTGCTGTACGAATAGTAATTATGAACTAATGACTACTGCATTAGATCAACTGAATATAACAAATTATTTTTCAATTAAAATATCAGGCGACCAAGTAAAGAATAACAAACCGCATCCAGAGACATACTGGATGGCAATGACAGTACTGAATGCATTGCCAGAACAAACAGTAATCATCGAAGATTCACCGCATGGATTACTTGCAGCGAAACGAGCCTGCCCTAATGTTATTCGTGTGTCGAGTCCATCAGAAGTAACATGTGAGAATATATTACCAAGAATTACTGGAGAAAACTTTATGACTAAATGGAAAGACGATAACCTGACTGTTCTCATTCCAATGGCTGGCGAAGGTTCGCGTTTTGCAGATGCAGGTTATACATTTCCCAAACCACTGATCAACGTGAACGGCAAACCCATGATTCAACTCGTTGTTGAAAAGATGGGTATTGATGCTAATTTTGTTTTCGTTGTACGGAAAGAACACAGAGAAAAATATAATCTTGATATGGTGTTGAATCTAATTATTGACGGATGCACCATTGTCGATGTCGATCATCTGACAGAAGGCGCTGCATGTACAGCATTGCTTGCAAAACAACACATTGACAATGACAAACCTTTGTTGTTTGTGAACAGTGATCAATACATTGAATGGAATCCCACCGAGTTCATGTATACAATGCAAGAATCAAATGCAGACGGTGGTATCGTGACATTTAAAGATACTCATCCAAAATGGTCATTCGCAAAGGTTGATCCAAACACCAATCTTGTTACTGAGGTTGCTGAAAAGAAACCGATCAGTGATAACGCAACAGCAGGATATTATTATTGGAAATCTGGCAGTGATTTTGTTAAGTACGCAGAACAAATGATTGAACGAAACATTAGGGTGAACAACGAATTCTATGTTGCACCTGTGTACAATCAAGCAATAGAGGATAATAAAAAGATAAGAATTTATGAGTGTCAAAAGATGTGGGGGCTTGGAACGCCGGAAGATTTGAACTACTATCTTTTAAACAATAAGAATTAATTTGACTTACCATCTTGATAGGTGTTATAATCGTAACACTGACACCAAAAACAACAGAGAATTGATAAATGCATATTGAAGATATAATTCTTTCCAATCTGATCAGTGATGAACAGTATGTACGGAATGTTTTACCTTATCTGAAAGATGAGTACTTTACAGAGAAACGTCACCGCATACTGTTCAACATGATTAAAGATTTTTTTGTTAAATATAATAATGTTCCTAGTAAGTCTGCACTGAAGATTGAATTGGATAACATGACGATTCAACAATCAGACTACGACTCTTCTATTGAAACGTTATCGCAAATTGAACCTACCGATTTTGATATCGAATGGTTGATGGAGAACACCGAGAAATTCTGTCAAGACAAAGCAATCTACAACGCAATCATGGAGTCAATTCAGATCATCGATAAGAAATCTGATAAAGACAAAGGCGCATTGCCGCAACTCTTGCAAGATGCACTCGGTGTTTGTTTTGACAACAACATTGGCCATGACTTTCTTGAAGACTATGAAGCACGATATGATTTTTATCACAAGAAAATTGAACGCCTTGAATTTGATCTGAAGTACTTCAACACAATCACTCGTGGCGGTGTGCCTCGTAAAACACTGAATGTCTGTCTTGCTGGCACCGGTGTTGGTAAAACTTTGATCATGTGCGACTTCGCCGGTTCAAACCTCATGCGTGGCAAAAATGTGTTGTATATAACACTAGAGATGGCCGCTGAGAAGATTGCGGAACGTATTGATGCGAATCTAATGAATCTGCCTCTTGCTGATCTAGAGATATATCCAAAAGAAACCTATCAGACCAAGATTGATCGATTGCGTCAGAAGACCGATGGTAAACTTATCATCAAAGAATACCCTACTGGCTCTGTTGGTTCTGGACACTTTCGTCACCTGTTGAACGAACTCAAGCAGAAGAAAAACTTTGTGCCTGATGTAATCTATATTGACTACCTCAACCTCTGCATGTCATCCCGTATGCGAATGGGTGCGAATGTGAACTCGTATACATATATTAAGTCCATTGCAGAAGAATTGAGAGGTCTGGCAGTTGAATTCAATTTGCCCATTTTTACCGCAACACAAACGAACAGAACTGGATACACTTCGTCTGATGTTGGACTTGAAGACACCTCCGAATCGTTTGGTCTACCCGCAACAGCAGACTTCATGTTCGCAGCAATCTCAACAGAAGAACTTGAAGGACTCGGACAACTGATGATCAAACAACTGAAGAATCGTTATGGTGATCCTGCATTGCACCGCCGTTTTGTTGTTGGTGTTGATCGATCTAGAATGAAACTGTATGATGTAGAACAGTCAGCACAAGACAACATTGGTAAAGACATTGCTGATGTGCCTGTGATGGACAATACAGACTTCGGTGCTGGCCTCAAGAAGGAGAAATGGGATAAACAAATTTTTGAAAGTTGGAAGTAAAATGTCAGATAAAAAAGTGAGAATAGTCTTCAAACATTGGAAGACAGGTAAAAAAATTGTGCGTGAAGGCACGCTACCGCCGGTTCTGAATAATCCTCTCTCTGATAGATATCTTTTGTTCATGGAAAACGGCAAACGAGAAGACATAATTAAAGATACAATAATTGAAATTACCGATATAAGTGAGGAGAAAACTAAATGAGTGCGAATAAAGATATGTTCTTAGCAGCCGTGCGTGATAAGCATCTGGCGCATATGAAAGCATGTAAAACTAATCTTGAAGTTTATAATAGTCCTGTTGGTATTGGCGAACATGGCGACCTCGTATCAACTGTTGAGGAACTGGTAGAGAAATATGTTTCATCAAAAGAAATGGTTCAGGCGTGTGACGAACTTCTGAAATACACTACATACGAGTAGAAGGAGACAATATGAGAGTCGGATTTACTTGTTCGACATTTGATTTACTACACGCTGGTCACATCGAAATGTTGAAAGAAGCACGTAAACAATGTGACTACTTAATATGTGGGTTGCAGACTGATCCAACAATTGATCGACCTAATAGTAAGAATAAACCAATACAGACTCTTGTCGAACGTTACATACAATTAGAGGCTGTGAAGTATGTTGATGAGATACAGGTTTACGAAACTGAAAAAGACTTGATTGATCTATTGATTCTTTTGCCAATCAATGTTAGAATATTAGGTGAAGAGTATAAAAATATGAAATTCACAGGCAAAGATATATGTGAAGAAAGAGGTATCAGTTTCTTCTACAATAGCCGAAAGCATTCGTTTTCTACGACCGAACTTAGAGAGCGCATAACACAAACTGAACTCGACAAACGGAGTAGAAATGACAAGACTGATAAAAAATCTGATTGACAAGGATGTAATCGAATCGTTGTTAGATCCTCTGGAAGAAGAAATTAAAGAATTGACGACAGGTGCTCGCTGGAATGAGAACAGAGGTCATATCAGAATGGTAACTAAGGCGAACTGTCTTGAGCATTTACATAAAGACATACAAGAAAAAATTGAAAAAGAACTCAATGTCAATCTTCTACCGACATATTGGTTCACAACACAGTACAGCAACGGCAGTTTTATGGTTCCGCATATTGATCGTGCTTCGTGTCAGATATCTGTGACAGTAAATTTCTTTAAAGACCATGATTGGCCAATAAACATTTATCAATATAATGATGAGAGTAGATTGGTTCAAACAGAGTCCGTAGAACTTGAACCGGGGGACGGTTTAATTTATAATGGTACCCATGAAATGCACGGCAGGCCAAAACCATTTAAAGGTGAAAAATTTATACAGACATTTTTTCATTATGTTGATGCTGACGATGAATTTTATGTGAACCACATAGATATAAAACGTCAACGAGAATGTGTTAGAAACACATCATCCGATGGAACAGAAGAAACAGGTCCTTATCGCGGACATGCAATGGGTACAGATTACAACGAAATCAGAGAACAACAAAACGATGAGTAAGATTGAATATAAATTTAATGAAGAAAAATTGTTGCAAGAGTTGCAACAATACGTTGACTCGACATATGACCAACACTATGCAACTGAGAAGTATCAGGCTACTGATATCATCATCGATAGTGGTCACGGTACAGGTTTCTGTCTAGGAAACGTGATCAAGTATGCGAAACGATATGGTCGGAAGGGCACCTCGGAAGACGCACGGAAAGACCTGATGAAGATACTCCACTACGCTCTGATTCAATTATATGTACATGATATCGATTTTTCCGATCAAAAATAGAGAAATGATCGAAAAATTTCATGAAAAAAGTTAAAAAACTTCGAAAAAAAGCTCTTGGAAATCAAGAGCTTACCCGCCTAAAAAAACTTCAATAAAATCAATAGCTTACGACTTGACACCACCACCAACTCCTGTATAATCCATACTGTGATTGGGAGAAATGATATGGAAAAAGAGTTAAAATTGATCGATTCCGATGAACTGATCAAGATCATTGAGCGACTGGTTGACAGTGTTGACCTACCAATGAGCGAGATCACAGAGGATTGTGAATATTTACATGAGGAAGTGTGAACTGGTTCACAGACAATCGACTCTGGTTTTGATATAATACTACCGTAATTTGTTGAGAGGTTTTAGTTATGCGTTTTTCAATTCTTCAATTCCGCGCTTCCCGCGATGCGATTGACCACCTGAACTCTGTTGATTGGGGTGGTGACTTCGGTGACTATCCTGAACTCGCTATTCTGCGTGACGTTTCTTTTCATGGTGGTTCTGAAGGCTTTGAGTCTTGGATGTTCGAATACTACCGTAATGTCGCGAATGTCGAAGCGAGTGGTTTGGAAGAGGTGTTTCATGTTGGTAATGGTTACGGTGACCAAGACAAGATTGTCCGTGTTGACCGTATGCATTCCATGAGTGTTGGTGACATTGCGTTTTGTCACGATACTAATGTTTATTTTATGTGCGACCCTGAAGGTTGGACTGCTGTTGATATCAAGGAGACTGTGTAATGTTGTGTGATATTTGTTATGGTAAGATTGAACCGTTGAAAGATAACAATGGTAATGTAGTTTGGGCAGAAGGCAATAGTGCCGATCCTGTAGTCGAAGACGGTCGATGTTGTGATACTTGTAATGAGTCTATCGTGATTCCTGCGCGACTCTTTGGTATGATTTTAAAGTGAGGTGTTTTGATATGGGTTGGAATTTGGAAGGTCTGCGAGTCGAAGGACTCTATCTTAGTGGCGATGTCCCTGTCGCTGGTCTTGTCACCCACAGCCGTGTTTGTTACGGTGGTGGAGTATGTCACCATGTGTGTCTCGATGAGGGATTTCAGTGGAAAGGCTCCACTGGCAAAGTTGTTGTCAGTCGCGAGGCAGGCGAAACGGTCATTGTTGACCATCAATATATAACCCGCGTTATGGAGGCAGCGTAATGAGCACCAATGTAGCAAAAATTTCTGAACTCAAAACCAGTTTCTGGAATGCAGTTAAAAATCCTGAAAATTTCGAAGATGGTGAAATCAACTGGAATTTTGTTGATGCTGATATTCACCTGGATGCTGGTGAAGCAGGAATGTCTGTACCGAATGAGTGGTACGAGACATTCAACGATCTTGCTGATCAGTTCGAAGGAATCGTGACTGGCCAGTTCGGCCAATAAGGAGACTTGAATGTCTTTATTGAAAATGGTAGAGGATATTCATCCCGTTGACGAGAACGGTGTCCATCGGCGTTATGTATTCAGCAACGGTTATCAGTTGAGTGCAGTCAAGTTTTGGGCATCATATGGTGGTGATAAGAATCTCTGGGAAATTGCCGTGTTGAATAACGATGATGAGTTTGTCACTGGAGATTTTTTCCCTGAGAGGGCGGCCGATGACGATGTAATCGGTTACGTTAACAACGATGAACTAAAAAATTATGTTCGACAATTAGAGGAATTGTTATGATAACTGTAACTGATCTATTGCTTAAACTGGATGATCGTCTAGCGAAGGCGATATACGATAAATATAAATCTAATGTCGCGGCATCTCGTAACACTTCTGTAAATAGGGATAAAGAATTAGTAGGATATGACGAAGGATATCTCTGTGGTCTGGAAGCAGCTGCTGCGATTTTCGAAGAAATACTATATGAATGGAATGAAAAGCAATCTGCCATGACTTGCTACCCCTATATTGAGGAAACTGACTTATGAAGATTGAAGGCCTTGTTCACCGAGGAACCGCGACTCACACTTACCATGTTTATTTGACCGATGCGGAAACTTCTTGGCCGTCTCAACGCATTATCACCGCGGTTGACAGACATGGTAATTTATCTTTTGATGAATGGATAGAGATTAAAAACGGTGTCAAACATCCAGGTCATTTTGGCGGTACTGTCAATTGCCTTCGTGGAAATCTTTTTGAAGTGAGTGTTTATGTTGATTGAGGATGATTATACAAGCAAAGTGACATGGACGTATGAGACCAATCACGGTAAAGTGACATTCGATTTTGATTCCACTGAGATGAACGTGAAAGAGATGTTCCTAAAGTGGGTTGACTTTATGTGTGCGATTGGGTATAATTTAGATAGAGCAGAAATGGAAGCAATGTGGAACGGTGAGGTTTGAGTGATGGTACACTATCAACGTGCGGATGTGCGCTTTAATGGCGGCAACGGTGCATTACTATGTAATCGTTGTAGTATCATCATTGATTATGGATTTGACCACGAAGATAAGTTTCATTTCTGTGAAGCGTGTGAACCGCACAAACAAGAATGGGCCATGGGCCAAGAGATGGGAGATTATGATGAGACAGAGTGAACCCGTAAAGAATCGTTACGGCGATGAATATTATTGGAAAGAAATCTCTGAGAATGTATTTCAGTTTTATATGACTGGAGATTCTATGATGTACTGCCGCATGGGAGGTAAAGAGGGTCAGAGCGGAATTGATGAGAACGATCTTGGTATGTTTGATCCAAGTGGCGGCCCTTACGTTGAACTAGGATCAAAACTGTTCGGACAGACGGTTACTAAAATCAGATCCGTTCGTACTGGTCAAGATACAAGTGCGTTTGTTGTAGAGGTTGAGTGAAAAGGATTGTATAGTTGAAGGAGTCAGTATGACAACAGCAAACCCGAAGATTGTTGAAAAGTTCGCGGACGTTATGCCTGAGAAATTGCGTTCATACTACATCATGAAGTGGGCAGAGAAGAAAGGTATAGACACGGATGACGCCATGGAAATGGCGGGATATGTCCGTGGAGACTACATCGGTGCAGGTGCATATATGTGGATATATGTAGGAAATGGTCGATGAAAAGTAAACACGTAGAAGCATTCATGCGTACCGCTGAGGTATGGGCTGAGTGTAGTACTGCACAGAAACTAAAAGTTGGTGCGATTATTGTAAAAGATAATCGTATTATTTCCATTGGTTACAATGGTATGCCGTCTGGTTGGTCTAATGAGTGTGAAACATGGCATTCAAATGTTAATTTTGAGGTGAATGCATTAGACAAACACATTTATGGTACATACAAAACCAAACCAGAAGTTCTACATGCTGAGACAAACGCGATTGCTAAAGTTGCACGAAGTCCAGAGAGTTGCGAAGGCGCATCATTGTTTTGTACTCACACACCTTGCATTGAGTGTGCGAAGTTGATATATCAAAGCGGTATTAAAAACGTGTACGTCAAAAACGAGTACAAGGCAAGCAAAGGTTGCGGCTTGAATTTTCTCAAAGAAAGCGGTGTTGATATAAATATTCTATAAATGAACTCACCCGGAGAAACCAATGTCACGTATTTTCGATTTTGATACATTCACAAACCTTGAAGAAGGTGTGAATGATCCCGCTATCTTCAAGGCTGTCTTTCTAGCAGGCGGCCCCGGTTCTGGAAAATCCTTCATCGTAGGCAAGACAGCACTGACCGCTCTCGGTTTTAAGACTGTAAACTCTGACGATATCTATGAGGTACAGTTACAGAAAGCTGGTCTGACTACCGATCCAGAAGATATTTGGTCAGCGCAAGGTCAAGCAATCAGAGACAAGTCCAAAACACTAACTGGTAAAAGACTCGGCGCTTACTTGAAAGGCCGACTCGGTATTGTGATTGACGGTACTGGTAAAGACTATGCCAAAATTGATAAGCAGAGAAAAGATTTTGAGAATCTTGGTTACGAGACTGCCATGATTTTTGTCAACACCGATCTGAAGACAGCAATTGCTCGCGACAAGTTACGAGCGCGTACAGTCGGCGAAAAGAAAGTAACAGAGATGTGGAACGAGGTTCAACAGAACATTGGTAAATTCCAGAACACCTTCAAAGGTAACATGATCATCGTTGACAACAGTGAAGGTTCAAACTGGGAAGGCGCAACACAATCAGCCTATCGAAAGATCAGTGCTTGGTCTAAGAAAACACCTAAGAACTCACTTGCACAAAAATGGATTAACGCCGAACGAAGTAAGTAATTATGAATGATCGTGAAGAAGTTTTAATGAAAATGATACAAGACTGCGGTTCAATCATAGAGTTGTGTTCAAAGATATCACGTAAGAAAACAGAACCGAACCAGTGGGACAGAAACAGTCTAACGAAAAAATTGGCTTTCATGATGATGACAATTGAAAAGTTGAATGATGAAAATTTAATTGATGAAAAAATGTTGTTTGATTTCGTCCAAGAACAAGAGGAAATTGAAAATGTTTAGAATAAAAAAAATTGGTTCTTTGATAGATGAGATGGGTTTGAAGAATATATTGTTGTTAGTAGTTCTTTGTGTGCCGTGTCTCATTTGGGATTTATTTTTTACATCTGTTGAACTTCTCTATAAAGGATGTTGTTGGATAAACAAAAAAGGCGATATTATACTTCTAAAAATTACTGAGTAAATGGTGATATTTCTTATGAAAAAATTAATTGTTATTTTATTACTTTCGATGTTCTCTGTTGGTTGTTCTTCTTTTGAAGTACCTGATAATCTACCGTGGGATGATTGTTTACATCACGATCATCATCCAGGTGTAATCACCGCAAAATATGATCATCATCATTATGAACACCATCGTATAGAAGGTGATAGTCCTTATGTAAGAGGCCTCAAACAGAGAATCAGGCAAAGAGCGTCTGATCGAAGATTGAATAGAGCGCTTGACCAAGAGCAACGCGACAACAGAAGATATTGGTGCGGCAGATCAGGAGACTGTTAAGGTTATTTGACAATGATTGAATTTATTGGTATACTATACATAGTATTGATGTTTTCTATGGTAATAGGAACTATAGTCCTGATACCATTAGTAATCAAAAAATTGTTTTCAATATTATTAGAAATTTTATTATGAATGTTTTTTATCTGAGCAAAAACACTAAACACTGTGCCATGCTTCACTGCGATAAACACGTGGTGAAGATGTGCATAGAGTACGCACAGTTGTTATCTACCGCGCATCGTGTGATTGACGGTGCCCAATATCTAGATCGCACCAAAGCAGGTCGTAAAATAGTTCGATATCGTCTTGATGAACATGATGATGTTGTTTACAAGGCCTGTCATGTCAATCATCCTTCTGCCGTCTGGACTCGCGAGTCGTATGCTAACTATATGTGGTTGCACGATATGTGGCGACATTTAGCACAAGAGTACACACATCGTTACGGTAAAGAACATGAGTGTTGGCGTAAACTCGGACATATACTGAGTGAAGCACCGTCTAATATTCAAGACAGACCGTTTACGGAACCACCTCCTGCGATGAAACAATACCCTCAGTGTATCGTTGAAGGTGACTCTATTGCATCGTATCGCAACTACTATTGTGAAGCAAAAGCATACTTTGCACGATGGACTAATCGCGAAATTCCTCCTTGGTTCAATGTAGCGGCGTGATAAATACTCCAAAAACCTTGGAGTATAATCAATGGCAAATCTTACCATAACCGAACTTACTAGAGATGGTAAAGAAGCACGAGCTTATATTTTTGCTGAAAAAGTTTTCTCATCGGATCGTTCATCCGAGTTTGCTACAGACAATGGATTATTCACTGCTCATACAATTACCGTAGGTTCGAAAGAATACAAAGGCACAAAAACAAAAAAACAGATCAAGGAAATAGGTGATGCTATACTTGATCTGAAGGACGCGCCTAGAGGACAAAAAACTTTACAGATAACAGGTAAATATGTTGGCAAACAAAATTCGCAAACATTGCCTGTCACATCATTGATAAAATCTGAAGAGTTCGGCGGTCAACCCCCCGGCGGCGACAAAGAAAACAAAGGTATTAAGTTTGAGAAAGATTTAGAAGCCGACCTTGTCACGATACTCAACGGTAAGAAAGCAACTGGACCCTATGCATCACAGGCCAAAAAAATTATTGACGCTTGTTCTAAAAAAATTGGTTCACCCGCTACTAAAGTTATACCGATGGGTGCATTGAATCAGAAGAGACCTATTGCTTCTGCTGGCGACCAGTTGTATATATCACCAAAAGAACACAGTAAGCACGGTGAAAAATTAACTGACATAACATTAGAACACGCGAATGGAAAACTCAGTTATCTTTCTCTAAAGTTTAGTAGTACTCTGACATTCATGAACGCGGGTGTAGGCACTGCATTTCCTGCTGATCAGATGAAAGCAAAAAAAATCAAAACGCCGATGGGGAAGGCAATAATCAAAACGTTTGGCCTAGATGAAAAAATGTTTTGCGATGTTTTTAATGAATATGGTACTGGTAAAAGATTCCCAACTGTAAACGCAAAAATCGATGCGATGAAACTGAAGAAATTTCTACAGTCGGCAATCGGTTCAGGTTACTGGATGGTTCACGGAATGGAAGGGAATAGAATATATTTCTGGGAGATGTCAGGTAGATTAAACCCACAATTTGCAAATGTGACAGGTAGTGTTGAGATACAGTATGGCGGAAAACAAGGCAATGGAAAAAGAATAGATATAGTATTCAGCAATAGTTATTACGACTTCAAGATAAACATAAGAAACAAACAGTCTGGTACTTACCCGTCTCACATCATGTGTGATTATAAAAGTAAACCGGCTACAGGCAAAGAACTTTTATGAAATATTTAAGTCTACTACTCTTACTCATTATCTCTGGTTGCGACACTGATAATAAATTATCTGGTAGTATCGACAGAGTTGGCAAACCAATTGAAGTAACAGTATACACAGCTGAAAGTCGTGTAGAATTGGAAAGATTGTATGGTACTAAAATATCTTCTAGTGAAAGATTGCATGGTTTTGCAAATTGGAATGAAGGTGTGGATGGGGAACCGTCTTCTTTTTGGTGTGATATATACATCATACAACCAAAAGGTGTAGACGATGAGAACGTGGATACACTAGGTCACGAAATGGCACATTGTCTATGGGGGAGTTATCACCAATAATGCAAACATTTAATCAGTATATTATGGAAGCCAAGAACACACACATGGAGCACATCGAGGATTTGGTGCTCAATGACGGTGTTGATGGTGCTCGACAGGCAATTGACTTTCTTCGTGACTTGCGAGATATGCTTGCCGGTAATTCAAAGTCACGTGTTTCCCGCACAGTAAAATGGGATGGCGCACCCGCAGTATTCGCAGGCATCGACCCTTCAGACGGTAAATTCTTTGTCGCGAAGAAAGGTGTCTTCAATAAAAATCCAAAAGTCTACAAGACACCTGCTGATGTGAAGGCAGATACGTCTGGTGACCTGCAAAAGAAATTATTGGTTGCATTAGAAGAGTTCTCCAAGTTAGGCATCAAGTCTGGTGTCTATCAAGGCGATCTGATGTTTACAAAAGGTGATGTATCAACGGAGACAATTGATGGTCAATCTTATTATACTTTCCAACCTAATACTATCGTGTATGCTGTTCCTACAAATTCTACTCTCGGCAAACGAATTAACAGGTCGAAAATTGGTGTTGTCTGGCACACTGTCTATACTGGTAGTGATTTTGAATCTATGTCTGCTAGTTTCGGTAAAAACATAGCAAGTACGTTTAATCAAACTAATACAATATGGCAAACAGATGCAACATACCGAGATGAAACTGGTAACGCAACGTTCACCAAAGCCGAGACCGCTCAAATAACCTCACTGTTATCAAATGCTGGTGCTGTCTTTCAAAAAACACCAGCCTCGTTGTTGAATGCATTCAAAGAGAATGATGAGTTGTTGTTACGCACCAAGACATACAACAATACGCTTGTTCGCGCCGGAAGAAAAATAAATGTGCGTACACACATGAAAGGTTTATTTGATTACATGTATTCTTATTATCAGAAAGAAATAGACACTAAGAAAACACAGAAATCAAAAGATACTTGGATAGAGAAGAGAAAGGACGTTATGAAGGTTTTCTCTGATCATAACCAAAGAGACTTCCAGAATCTATTCACATTGATGAATTTACTTGTCGATGCAAAACAAATGATTATTAATAAGATGAATCAAGCATCATCGCTCGATACATTTTTGAGAACAAGAGACGGATTCAGAACAACAAATCCAGAAGGGTTTGTTGCAATTGATCATATTGGTAATGCTGTCAAGATTGTTGATCGCATGGAATTCTCTAAGGCGAACTTCAGTCCTGATGTGATTAAAGGTTGGCAGAAGTGAATCATAAACACAATACTATTAATGTAGATGAAACATTAAATTTTCTGATAAACAAATATAATTTTAACACCATTCTTGATGTAGGTTGTGGTCGTTGTCTTCATACAGATTTTTTTATTCGTCATGGTAAACAAGTAACTTCGACAGACTATCATGCTGCCAGAGAAAATGTTATTGAAGGTGACTATATGAAATTATCCTTCACAGAACATGATGCTGTTTGGTGTTCTCATGTTTTAGAACATCAACATGATACACATAGTTTCTTAACTAAAATGATTTCCGAAGTTAAAGAAACAGGAGTAATTGCAATTACAGTTCCTCCGTTAAAACATCATATAGTTGGCGGCCATGTAAGTTTATGGAACGCGGGATTATTATTGTATAGAATGATACTTGCTGGATTAGACTGCTCGAAAGCAAGCGTAAAATGTTATGGTTATAACATCAGTGTGATTGTTGAAAAGAAAAGTATCACGTTGCCAAAACTCTATCATGATGTTGGTGATATCGAACTTCTTTCTCAATGGTTTCCTATAACTGTAAAACAAGGTTTCGATGGAAATAATATAAATTGTAATTGGAGTTGATTGAATTGAAGATTTTAATTTTGGGTGATAGCCACACTATGTACGCGGAACATGCGAAAAACAATGGATTGTTCAATGCAGAAAATGATATTAATATAATCAAATGTTCAGGTGCTACTACTCACGGACTCGGCAATCCCAAAAGTAAAACGCAGGGTAGAAACACTTTTAAAGAAAATATCAAAAAGCATAAGCCTGATGTAACGATATTTCATATGGGTGAAGTAGACTGTGGTTATGTCATATGGTATTGGGCTCAAAATAAAAACATTTCAATACACGAACAACTATATATTAGCATCGATAATTATTTTAATTTTGTTTCAGAATTTACCCGTGATGTGAAACATGTAGCCATTACAAGCGCAACGCCGCCATCTATTACAGATGATGATGCTAAACTTCCTGGATCTGTGTCTGACGTTCGAGGAGATATCAGTGCCTCACAACTTGAACGCACACAATTAACTCAAGAGTTTAACAAAGAATGTGAAAAGAGGTGCGAGTCTTTTGGATACACTTATATTCCTCTATATGATGGAATGTTATCAAATGGAGTAATCGACAAAAAGTACCAAACACGTAAAAAGATGGATCACCATTTTAATTCCTCAATGATGGCGCCTATATGGGCGAAACACATTAACAACTATATTGATAAATTATGAAATATCTCGTCATCAGTCAACCAAAAGCAGGAACATATTTGTCAGCAAACCTATTAGAAGAAATGGGTTTGATTTGGACAAAATTGCATTTTGCAGATAATTCGGTTAGATCGTTTCAAGATATTAACATCAGCGAAGCAAGGATGAATAACACTCATAAAACAATCAATCGTTCGTTGCCTGATAGTTTAAATTTAATACCTGACGGCGGCTTTGCTGTTAGTCATATGAAGCACTCTGTTGAGATTGAAAAAAAATTATCAAACGTTAAAAAAATTCTACTTGTTAGAAATTTTGATGAAACATATGAATCTACAAAAACCTTTTTAAAAGAAACTAACCGAAAATTTTCTTTAAATAATTTACAGTCTATGCATGATGCTGTTATTCCATGGAAAAACTGTTCTGATGTGTTTTTTATGCAATTCGATGACATGATAAATAAAAATGTTATAGTGTTAGATAAATTACAATACTTTCTGTTTAACGAACTTCGTGTTGACAGCTTACAAACAATAAAATCTGCGTTGAATAAAGATTCTATTACTAAAAGCAATAAAAGAAGGGAAGATAAACATGAGTAAAGTATTCACAGTTTTTGGTTTACAACGTTCAGGAACAAATTTTCTTGAAAATAGTATAAGACTCAATCTCAGTAACGTTAAGATCGTAAATACTTTCAAGAGCGGTGGTCTTTGGAAACACAGTTTTAATCTGGAAGGAAATGACTATCATATTAATCCTAGAGGCAAACTTCACTATGGAATCCACGCCGTTGAAAAGTTAAACAACACAAATGCTATATACTTGCATAAAAATCCTTTCACATGGATCGAATCGATCATCCGCAGTCCAGCCGATATAAGAGTAACGTATCCGAAGTGCCGTCAGATAAGAGACGACAATGATGTCATGCATAATGGTTGGAACATAAGTTACCTTGCTGATTTATGGAAACAACACACCGAATATTGGTTATCTAAAAACGTCTATAGAGTAAGATACGAAAGTCTGATATCCTCAGAGAATGAGATATTTGAAGAACTTGAAAAAATATCAAAACATTTTAATTGTAGTCTGAACACAACAAAGATACGAGGTAATGGTGTTAATGGTTTTGATGAAACAAAAAGACAACGACTGATCAACTTTGTTGCTCCTACATTTAACAATGATGTTTTGAGACAAGAGGTAACCAAAAGAGTCACAACGGATCTTCTTAGTAAATTAGGGTATGACTCAATTGTGCCGCAGAAAAATGTGACAGCTGAGAAAGTTTTGCCGCAGAAAAATGTGACAGCTGAGAAAGTTTTGCCGCGAGAAAATGCAAAGAAAGTACTATTGGTTGCCAGTGGATTCTCCGCGAGACAATATTCAGAGTATGATTGGAAAGGAAACGGATGGACAATTGTAGCAATCAACAACGGATGGCAAGCAGTTAGAGGTGACTGGAATTGGTGGATCAGACCTGGTGATTACAAAGGAAAAAGACCAGAAGGCAATGAATTGTGTGGTGAAACAATATCGCGATACACCACAGAAGTAAATAAATTCGGAGGTCAAAACGAGTGCGGTTATTCAATCACGCTCACAGCAGGTTACTGGTCTTTAGCGAATATTAAACCAGGCGTATTAGCATATCTTGGCGCTGACATGAACTATACACCCGATAAAGAAGGAAACACACACATCTACGGTAAAGGTTATGACATTCAAAAGAATGGTAAATCTGATCCTGATAGAATGGCACAAAAATATAAAGGCAATAAAACTGAAGAAGAATATCTTAATTATATCTACAAACGTTTAGAAGAAAAGGCAATGGAAAAAAATTGTGTTGTATATAATGTTAGTCACACAATTGATACAAGACTACCATGGAAAAGGGTGAAACCATATGATATTAAATAAAGAACCTGATAAGAAACACGAACCACTCACATCACCAAGACTATGCGGTCATGAAGATGTCGGCGCGTTGTTATGGATAACCACAGATAAAGGTGCGTTTGGTAATGAACATGATGGTCCTCTCTTTGATTGGATCTCTGGCCACAAAGACTTCATGGCGAAAGTTAAAAACTTTGGTACAGTAGTACAAGCCGGGGGCAACTGCGGTATGTACGCTAGGTTCTATAAAAATTATTTTGATAAAGTTTATACCTTCGAACCTTGCCCCAAGAATTACTACTGTCTATGGCACAACTGTCAAGGTGAAGGTTACTACAAGTATAACGCAGGTTTAGGATCAGAAGAAGCCATGTTGTCTATTAGTAATGGTAATACAACTAACGTGGGTGTGCATAAAATAACGAATACACCCGGAGATGTTTCAATCATGACGGTTGATTCTCTTAATCTTGATGCGTGTGATCTGATGCATCTTGATGTTGAAGGTTACGAAGACAAAGTAATTGAAGGTGCATTTCAAACAATTGATAAATACAAGCCAGTAGTAATATTAGAGAGACAAAAAGGCCAAGAGTTACTTTTCGGCCGCGGTTACAAACTTTTCAAAAGACTAAAAATGGACTCAGTTTATTACTACGTTGAAAATTAAAATTTACTAAATAATAATAACGTGCAGTTTAGGCTACGGCAGACCTGTGCTTCGAAGGATAAGGCTAAGGCAATCTCCAATGAAAGAAGAAGAAATGAAAAAAAATACTCCTATAACCGAGAATAATGGGCGTTCTCAAGTAGTAAAAACTTTAAAATTATCCGAGAAGACAGGCTCTGCCGTGGTTCTATCATTCGGACGAATGAACCCAATCACGAGTGGACACCAAAAACTTGTAGACAAGATTGTATCTGTCGCAAGAAGAAAGAAAGCAACAGCCCAATTGTACCTCTCCCATTCTTCTGATAAAAAGAAGAATCCTCTTACATACGACCAGAAGATCAAATACGCCAAGAAGGCATTTGGAAATATCGTCCAACGATCTGATGCTCGTACTATCATCGAAGTATTGAAAGAACTAGATGGCACTTTTGATAGTGTTACCATCGTAGTTGGTTCAGATAGAATAACAGAATTCGAAACTCTTGTCAACAGGTACAACGGCAGAGACTACGCATTCGAAAACATCGATATCGTATCTGCCGGTGAACGTGATCCAGATGCTGATGATGTATCAGGTATGAGTGCATCAAAACTCAGAGGTTTGGCCGTATCTGGTGAGTACAAACAGTTTAGACAAGGTTTACCCCGTAAGTTTAGTGATAGAGACGCGAAAGAGGTATATAACATCATTCGCAACGCATTAGGTATCACTGAAGACCTTACACTTCAAGAAGTTCTCACACTGCAACAACGCATGAAGCGCAAGATGATGTTTCGGCGTATTAAAAACAAAGTTAAAATCGGTCGAGAACGCGCCAAGAGAAGAATGGCGCCAAGAGAAAAACTCAAAAGAAGAGCGCAGAAAAAAGCGCGAGAATTAATTCGTAGAAAAATAGCAGGTAAACAAGGCGAGAATTATAAGAATCTACCTCTCGCATCACGCGCTGCTATTGACAAAAAATTAGAAAAGAAAAAAGCAATCATCTCTCGTATTGCAAAAAGGTTAATTCCGAAAGTCACGAAAGCAGAAAGAGATAGACTTGCGAGTTACCGTCAATCAAAATTACAGAAAGAAGAATATTATTGTGATGTTGATTATTTAAAAACGGTCAATGAGATGTTGTATGTCATCGAAAAAGATCGAATCACAGAATCGATTGAAAGAAATTTGCAAAAGAAAAGCGAGAAGTATGGACTATCTTTTGTTGAGATTAAAGAGATGTACCTCAATCATAAATTAGGTAACAAAGGTGTCAACGAGACATTTCAATCGTTGAATGTAGAACTTGCAAATCAACAGAAAAGAGAAGTAATGCAAGCGCTTGATTATCACATTGAAAACAATATTCCTCTTGTAGAAAACATTTTTCGTGTTGGCAGTGTAAATTACTACAAACTGTTCAACGAGGCACGAAAGTCTGATTACGAGTTTGAAAGTTACGATAAGAGTATACTTGAAACAGATATCGGTGAGTTTGCACAATATGATGGCGAGTGGGTTCCATTAGACTGTCCGATGATGGAGTCTATTTCAGAAGAAGAAGAGAAACAAGAACTCAACAAACCAAAACGCGGCGGTCCTAAAAAGTTTTATGTCTATGTAAAAGATCCTAGTACAGGCAATATTAAGAAAGTCACGTTTGGCGATACAACAGGATTGAAAGCAAAGATCGATAATCCTGAAGCGAGAAAATCATTCGCTGCAAGACATAAGTGTTCAACTCAAAACGATAAAACTTCCGCTGCATACTGGGCTTGTCGTTTACCTAGATACGCTAAACAGTTAGGCATGTCAGGTGGCGGAAACTTTTTCTGGTGATAAATTATGCCAAACCGAGCTTACAGAGATATACAATTAGAAAATGATTCATTTTTTCGTGTGTTCGAACACGATTGTGAAGATGAAGAACTACACTGGCACCGTGACAGAGCTGATAGAAGAATTGAAGTTGTTCACGGCACAGGTTGGAAATTTCAATACGAAAATAAGAATCCAATCGAACTTATGGAAGGTGATGTGATATCTGTTAATCAAATGGACTATCACCGTCTTATTAAAGGCGACACAAATCTAATACTGAAAATAGTAGAGACTGTATAAGTATATGGAAGGAAGACACGAAAAAGAAACTCGCCGACAAATTAAGCGCGAGAAAGAACAAGATAAAGTTAAACAGGATCGTATGTTAGATCGTGCGAGAACTCGTGACACCAGAGAAAAGAATGCTGCGTCACGGCCAGCGAACGAAGCGAGAACGATTACATATGATCCTAAGCTTGATAGATTGATTGATCGTGTTGTGAATAAAGATTCATATAAAAAAGCGGTTCGTTATTATCTTGACTTTAGAAGAAAGAATCCAGGTAAAGCAAGATGGAATGCAGTACAAGCATCAAAACATGTTGGTGCTGACTTTAGAAATTTTGAAAAGGTTTTTCATGACATGATACGTGATGGTAAATTACCAAAACACTTAGCATGGGATGAAGATTTGTTGAACAAAGAAACAACGAAGAATAAAATTAAAAAATTCTTCACTAAAAAATGAGGACATTGTAATGGCTGATTTAAAAGATAATCCAACTGACTTGATAAATATTGCTCGTGAGATCATGATGAAAGGTCATGATGTTAGACAACAAGAATTAGAAAGACAATACGGACATTATGGACAACAACCTGAACCAGAGCCGGTAGAAATTCCTACTGAACCTGTGATTGATGCACTGAGAGATTCTGGTGCAGAGATGGTTGACCCAGAAGAAATTATCGCAGGTTCATCTGGATTAGAACAAACACCGGAAGAATAAATGGAAGAAGGTAAGAAACATTCTTGGAAGACTGAAGGCCACTATACCAAAGATGGTAAAGAGTGGAAAGGACTTCAACACGCTCACGATGGTCAGGTCATGACTGGTGCTGAACACACCGATGATAGTCAAAATCTGTATCATTTTAAAGAGTTGTCTCCTGATGTGCAGAAAAAAGTTCTTGCCAGAATGAAATTAAAAGAAGACCTTCGCAAGTGGTTTGGCAAAGGCAAGAAAGGTGATTGGGTACGAGTCGGTACTGATGGTGAGATTAAAGGTGATTGCGCTCGTGAACCGGGTGAAGGTAAACCAAAGTGTATGCCGCGATCTAAAGCACATTCAATGAGTAAAGATGACCGTGCTTCGGCTGCAAGAAGAAAAAGAAGAGCAGACCCAGAAGTAGATAGACCAGGAACAGGTAACACACCGATCATGGTCAAGACTGACAAGGAGAAAAAGAAAGTGAATGAAGTCAAAACCATTAAGGTCGGTGAAGATGCAGTTGGTAGCGATAAGTGTCACTATGCGCTTGTCATGCACAGAAAGGTAACTGCTGTCGGTACGAAAGATGAAATGCTTGCTAAGTGTGCTGAAGAAGGTGGTCGCGTTTGGGTATCTACTAAACAAGTCGGTGATATTGTAGAGTCGGAACAACTAGATGAGTTGTCACCAAATACTGTCCATAAATATATCGAAAAGAGAACTATGGGCGGCAAGACTCAATACACTTATCAAAAGAAAGCAAGGGACGCACGAAAAGCAGGAGATGAAACTGAGTCTGAAAAGAACCGTGCAAAGGCAAAGAAAATAGGTCAGGGTATTAATCGTGCCGTTGCTCGTCATCATGCCACACGCCGAGGTGATGATACAATGAGTCACAAGTCAGTCGCCGGTAAAGTGCCTCAAGCATATAGAGATCGAGCAAAACACGGTCCGACAAAATCACCATACAAATCAGTTGGAGAGTCAGTCGAACTCGTAGAGAAGAACGTGCCAACTAATCCAGCTCTGTGGGCGAAGTTTAAAGCACAAGCTAAGGCAAAATTCGATGTCTATCCTTCTGCATACGCAAATGGATGGGCAGCAAAACAATATAAGAAAGCTGGGGGAGGTTGGAAAACCGTGAAAGAAGATTTCGATCAGGTTGAAGAGGGTGCAACAAAATCGTATAACAAATACAAAAAGAGAATGCACCAAGCAACACAGTCTGCTACTAAAGTAAAGCCGATGGGTAGTACGCAACTCACTCGCGCTGCGGCTGTTAAGATGACTCGCGCCGCGATGAAGAAAGAAGAAGTCGATCAGATTGATGAAAAATCTGATTATCAAATTTACCACAAAGATTTTACTTCTGCTGTACAACATGCTATAAAGCAGGCAGAGAAGAAAGGTTACAAAGTAGATATGGATGACTGGTGGAATAAAGTTTCTACTGGTCCTCGTAAACCATCTGCTGGTAAAACAAATTCATATCAGATCAACTTATTAGATAAATCAGGCAAACCCATTCGCAATAAGCGATTGAATATGCAAGTGTACAACATGGACAACAAAGGTTACGAATTGAACATGTACACTGAGTCAGTCGATCTTGATGAAGCAAAGTACAGTGTAGATGTCGAGGGTCTGCCAAGATTCTATATGGACGGCGACAGCCCTGGAAAAGTCAAGGTTGCGGTTCGTAAATTGTTAAAGAAAGTTGATTTACTCAAAGACGTTGAGAGAGTCAATGACGCGAAGATCAAGAAAGATTTAAGATTGCGTCTCTCTGGCAAGTCTGACATTGAAGGCCAAAGTGGTGAAGAGATTGATGAAGCATCACTGCGAATGAAGATTGCTGCTCGTGGTAAAGTTGAAACGCAATTGAAGAAGATGAAGAATGATGATGCTGAGATGGCGGCGTTTCTTGTCAACCAAGGCGATTTGAAAGAACTACAGAAGTTCCTCAAAACAGCAGATAAGAAAGTCGTTAAGGTTGCTAGTCAAGTATTCGAAGCATCAAAAGTTCCTGCTGGTATGAAGTTTATTTCTTCATATGTCTACAAAGGTGGTGATGGCAAAGATCACTCCCACACATATTATCGCAAAGGCACTAAAATGACTGATCCTATTGTCGTGCATATTGACGACAAAGAGTGGGAGACTTTTAACGGTATGCCTAAAGCAAAAAAGAGTGCCCTTGATTATATCAAAAACATGAAAGAAGAAGTCGAGCAGATTGATGAAGCAAAGCCAGAGTTTGAAGTCAAGTACGCTAAGAGCAAAAATTCGCCTATCAAAGTTACCAAGTTTATGTCTTTAGAGGATGCTAAGGAATTCCTTAAAACAGTACGTGCCGATGGCATGAACGGTATGATTGTAAAAAGAGGAAAACCGGTGAAAGAAGAAGTTGAGCAGTTTGATGAGTCATGGAAAGAAATCGAAACTTATGCCAAGAAGCACGGCGGCATTGACAAAAATGATATGTTGAAAGTAGCCGCTATGTTGAAGAGGGGCGATAAGAAAGGCGCTCTTAAATTTGCAAAGACTTTAGATACTGATCCGAGAGATTGGTTGTTAGGTAAAATGAACGAAGAAGTCGAACTTGACGAGAAAGCAGTTTCAAAAGCACAACAGAGATTCATGGGTATGGTTCATGCAGTCAAGTCTGGAAAATTGAAAGCACCGTCAAAAGAAGTTGCTGACGCTGCAAAGTCGATGTCCAAGAAAGACGCAAAAGACTATGCTGAAACGAAACACAAAGGATTACCGGAGAAAAAATAATGGCTAATTTTACTGACAAACAAATCAAGATGGCATATGGTATCATTAATGATCCGCGTGTCAAAGGCGGGAATATGACATCAGCAGTTCGCAAGATTGAAGGAATTGCCAGAGGTTTGTCAAAACATCCTGGTGTTCAAAAAGCATTGAGAGCAACCAACGAGTCGAAGATTGACGGTGTAGAGAAAGGTTCTCTTGAAGGCGACAAGCATATGTGTGCAAGTAAGATCATGCACAAAGAGTGGAACGAAGGTACTGCTCTGTTTGGTGAACACGCTGTGCCTGACGAGAATGGTCATGTTGCATGGTATAAAGTCATGTTTGAACACGGCATTGAGACTGTACATGTAGACGATGACGATGTAACTGTGTTGGTACAAGAGTCGCATGGCGGCCACAAGAAGATGAAGAAAGAATCGTTTATGTCTTTCGGTGAATTTATTTCAGAGAAAAAGAAACTCTCTGCTGCTCAGTTGAAGCACATGGATGTTGATGACGATAATGATATCGATGCAGAAGACCTCGCTAAATTGAGAGCAAAAAAACAGGACAAGTAAATGGCTACTTGGAGAGAAACAAGACAAGACGCGAAACCTGGCCGCACGATAAAACGCCGGCGGCCTGTTGACGCGGAAAAAGTCGAGGAAAAATCCGTCAAAGAGGCGCCTTCTTGGAGAAAACCAGAACAAGAAAAACCTGAGAAGAACGCCAATATAAATAATACAACTGAGTTTGATGTTAATAAAACTTATCTTGTTGTTAATGGTAAAGCGAAAGAGATAAGCAATAAATCAAAATATTTACTAGACATGTTAATCATTAACCAAGAGGATTAAAAAATGGCACTATGGGGTAAAAGAGACCAATATTCTGACGCACCCAAGTTCGTTGCAAGAGCCGACACCGGTGAATCTGGACAAACTGAGTTCGGTTCAACCGTATTCGGTGTAGATGCTGACGAAACTGTTGCTGCACGTGGTGACGGCAAAGGTTCTGTAGGACCTGGTTGGGTTTACAGAAGAACTGTAGGCAGTCGTGTACTTCACGAAACACTTGTCGCTTTGTCTGCTTCTGCATTTGCTACTGGCGACTCAAGTAACACTGCTAACCAGTCAACAACCGATGTAGCGAATACTTCAGGTACAGCTGACGATACGCAATTCCCTGATTCTTAATTAAAAACACCCCACACGCCTCTGTTTACAAAACAAGCGCACCCCGTGGGGTTACTTTTTTAGGTACATAATGAAAAAATAATATGAATTTGAATGAATCTAATTTTAATCTCTATGCGGCGGCAAACTATACATCTGTATACTACGCTGATGAAGAATTTGAAGAAGAAATTAAAAGATTTAAATATTTGAAAAGATTGTTCACTCGGTATTATGAGAACGATGAATTGAAAGAACGTCTGATTTTAAATCATTTGATTACACTATATAATGTCTTTGAATATCATGCCGTAACAAGAATGCTTTTTCTAAAGATAGAAGAAAAACATTGGCCCATTTTAAAGACATTTCTGGTATACATGAGTTACATGCCAGATTTTATCTATGATGTTGCAGAGAAAGAAATAATTAGATCATCTGATATAGTAATTGATGCAATTATAGCAGGCAAGTTAAGGGAAATATAGTGGCTAAAGGCGTATTTGACATAGCAGCAGTTTACATGTTCTTGAAAAGACTTGTTACTCCTTTTGAGGAGTGGGAGGCATTCAAGACAGGGGTTATTGACGCCGATGGAAAAGTCATCACCTCGAAGAAAGATCGAACTGGCGAACAAGATCGGTCTTGGGGATACTTCGACAGACTTGTTGGTAATCTAAAAAAATTATTAAACAAAATTCCCGGTGGAAAAAGCAGGTTGGGAACGTTTGCGGCCGCTCTGTTGTTAATCAAAGAACAAGAACTTGATCCTGATGATCTAGAATATCTAGAAGAATGCCTACATCATTACATGAAAGAAGTAGAATCACTGAATGAAGAGATACCTACGAATGCGGCTGGCGGTGGTAACATCGCAGGCATCGGTGTGGGTCCAGATGGTGAACCAGGCGTACCAGAACGATCAAGGAAGAAGTTAAAGAAAAGAAACAAGAAAGAACAAGAGTTACTGAATAGACTTATTGGAGAACTTAAATAATGCAATTGTTGTTTATGATATTACTTTTCACTGGCATCTTTGGTGGTGGTTATTTCTATTACACAGACACGCAAGAAACAATTGCAAATTTACGAGAGAACAATATACAATTGACGGTTGCTGCAAGAGACAATGCTGAGTCATTAGAGACGATACGAAATAATTTTGAAGTCGCGCAGAGACAGATTGATGCATTAAGAGAAAGAGCAGAAGAAGCAGAAGAATATCAGGATGAGTTGATAAACAAATTGAGAGATCATGACTTAACAAAATTGACACTGCAAAGACCAGGAATGATAGAGACAAGGGTAAACAATGCGACTGCACAAATTTTTAAAGACCTTGAAGCCGATACTGGCGCTGCTACTGATCAGTAGCCTAATAGGTTGTACGACAGTACAAGAAAGAGTCATACTTAGAACTAAGTATGTTTCTAAGACAATACCGGTTCAACCACACCCGAAGCCGGTGAATCTTTTTGATATAGAGTTTTATGCAGTAACTACAGAAAACATAGATGAGTTTGTAGAAAGATTTGAAAAAGAAAATGGCGATCTTGTTTTCTTTGCGATAAGCATTCCTGATTACGAAAACATTTCGATGAATGTTGCAGAGTTGAGAAGATATATTAATCAACAAAAAGCAATCTTAGTTTATTATGAGCAAAGCATAGCAGAATTGTCGGACGTGCCTGAAGAGACCGAAGAGGTTGTTTCTGATACATCTGATAGTAATTTCAAAATACCTTTCTTAGGAAATTAAAGATGTATGACGGTCCAGAAAGACGCCGCGATGACGGTCGTTTAGATAGAATAGAAAAAAAGATCGACCAGTTATCTGACGCTATGGTTGCACTTGCGCGTACCGAGGAAAAACTCGTCTCAATGGAAAAAAATAACACCGCGGCTTACGACCGTCTGAATGCTCATGGTAGAAAGTTAGATGAGATTGAGTCAAGATTAGTTAAACAAGAAAGTCAGATGAACACTATTTCTAGATTGTTCTGGATCGCAATCAGTGTAGCCGCCGCAGCATTCGCATCTCATTTCATTGCTGGTTGACAACATAGTGCATAATTGATACAATCGCTGTGTAGCGTATTGAATATTATTTGGAGTATATTATGTGGTTGGACCAAAAGTATATTGGTCTTGTGTCTTCTAGACTTGAACGATTCCGTAGAGTAAGTAACAAGACATATAACTTCCGTTGCCCTATCTGTGGTGACTCTCAAAAAAATAGAAGTAAAGCCAGAGGTTTTCTTTTTCCTTCTGATGATGGTGGTTACTTATATCATTGTCACAACTGCAACATTACACTCGGTCTATCCAAGTTTATTGAGACAATAGACAACTCTCTGTTTAAAGAATATTCATTTGAAAAACTTTCATTGTCTGGCACTAACCATGTCAAGAGTGATGTAGAATTGTTTGCTGATAAGATGAAGACGCCTTCTTTTATCAAAGCAACACCTCTTCGACAACTAAAAAAAGTATCTCAATTGGCATGGGATCATCCTGTCAAAAAGTATGTTATCAATAGAGACATACCTAATACTTATCACTCTAAACTGTTCTATGCACCTAAATTCAAGAAGTTTGTTAATTCGATAGTTCCTGATAAATTTCAGAGTGAAAAAAATGATGAACCTCGGTTGATCATACCATTTCTTGATGAAGAAAAAAATCTTTTCGGTTTTCAAGGCCGTGCTTTCTCTAATAACTCTATTCGTTATATCACAATAATGTTAAATGATAGTAAACCTAAAATATTTGGTCTTGACACATGTGACAGAAATAAAGTACACTATATATTGGAGGGACCAATTGATAGTATGTTCGTTGAGAACTCAATCGCAATGGCCGGTGGATCTATCGATTGGACTTTTGTTAATAAGAATTCGGTATTCGTTTATGATAATGAACCTCGTTCAAAAGAAACCTGCGCTAAAATACAGAAAGTGGTCGATATGAATCACAAAGTGGTTATATGGCCTGAATTTATCAAACAGAAAGATGTTAACGACATGATAAACGAGAAAGAGTGCAACAACATAAACAAATTGTTAAACAATAACACCTCGCAAGGTCTAGAAGCAAAATTATTATTTACTGCATGGAGAAGAACATGATTGAAAAAGTTATCTCTACTTACTACGGCGATAAACCATCTGATTATGCTGGACGCAGAGCGGATGTCTGCAAAGACGATTATCATTTCTATGTTAGATTTTACAATAAGGATAAATTAATATGGACAGAACTTTTTTCAGATAAGTCTGAAAGGTGGGCAGAAGATGTTGCCGAAAATTATGTTCTGGGCGTAGGTTCTTTTGCAACACGTGATATGAACCTGATGGAATTTAAAAAACTTTATGGAGATGAGAATGTACCAGTATAGTTGTATCATAGACCGCGTTGTAGACGGTGACACTGTTGATGTTTCTGTTGATCTCGGTTTTGATATGTGGAAAAGAAATTGCAGAATTCGCTTAAGCGGCATTGACGCGCCGGAAAGCAGAACAACCGACCTAGTAGAAAAACAATTTGGATTGCTCAGCAAAAGTTTCGTAGAATCTACCTTACCAGTTGGATCTCGACAAACACTTGTAACGAAGGCCTATGATGCAAGCGGTAAGTACGGTCGAACACTGGGAACCTTTATTGTTTTTGACGCTACTACTGATGCATGGATTGAACTCAGCGACATTATGTTACGTGACGGTTATGCCACACCGTATCTAGGCGGCAGCAAAGAAGAAATACAACAAATGCATATGAATAATAGACGCAAGTTAATTGAGTCTGGCGCAATTGACATGACCTTAGAAGAGGCAGGGTTATAATGGATACACAAGTAATAAAAAGAAATGGTGATAAAGAAGTTCTTGACCTAAACAAGTTTCACAAAGTTGCACATTTTGCATGTGAAGGTTTGACTGGTGTTTCTCCTTCAGAGCTAGAGATCAAAACGCATCTACAGTTTTATAACAACATCAAGACTGTTGATATACAAGAGACGTTGATTAAAGCAGCCGCCGATCTGATCACAGAAGATTCTCCAAACTACCAGTACGTTGCCGGTAGACTGATCAACTACGCATTAAGGAAAGAGGTCTATGGTAAATTTGAACCTCCTTCTTTGACAGAACATATCGTTGAACAAGTAGGCAATTTTCGATACGATGGTGTATTAATGGACAAGTACTCACGTGATGATATCGAATGGCTGAACACAAAGATCGCGCACGATAGAGATTTTGATTTAACGTATGCCGCAATGGAACAAATGCGCGGAAAATATCTTGTTAAAAACCGTGTCACTGGACAGATACATGAAACGCCACAGATGGCAATGATGTGTATCGCAATGACGTTGTTTAGCAATTACGGCGAAGACAGATTACAGTGGGTTGTTGATCTGTATAACGCATTAAGTAACTTTGATATTAGTCTTCCGACTCCTATCATGGCAGGTGTACGCACACCTCAGAGACAATTCTCCTCGTGCGTATTAATTGAAACTGATGACTCACTGGATTCTATCAATGCAACATCAAGCGCAATCGTCAAGTATGTTTCTCAAAAAGCTGGAATCGGCATCGGTGCCGGTCGCATCCGTGCTATTGGTTCTACTATTAGGAGTGGTGACACTTCTCATACTGGTGTCACACCTTTCCTTAAATATTTTCAAAGTGCTGTTAAGTCCTGTTCACAGGGCGGTGTGCGCGGTGGAGCAGCTACTGTTTACTACCCGATCTGGCACTTCGAAGTAGAAGACCTTCTTGTACTAAAGAACAATAAAGGTACTGAAGAGAATCGTGTACGTCATATGGACTACGGCGTTCAATTCAGCCGTTTGTTTTATGAACGTCTATTGGCAGGAGAGAACATTACTCTGTTTTCGCCGAATGATGTACCCGGTCTCTATGATGCGTTTTTTGAAGATTCAGAAAAATTCAAAGAGTTGTATGAAAAATATGAGAGAGCATATTCTGTTCGAAAGAAAACAGTACCTGCATCTGATCTCTTTGCTTCGTTTATGCAAGAGAGGAAGGACACTGGACGTATCTATTTGATGAATGTTGATAACGCCAATGACCATTCATCTTTTGATCCTAAAATTGCGCCAATCAAACAATCAAATCTCTGTTGTGAAATTAATCTACCGACTAAACCTCTGACAAATATTTTTGACGATGAAGGCGAGATTAGTTTATGTACACTTGCTGCAATCAATTGGGGTAAAGTTAAAAAGCCAGAAGACTTTGAAAAACCCTGTACACTTGCAGTGCGTTGTCTTGATGCACTATTAGATTATCAGGATTATCCAGTAGTTGCGGCACATAAGTCTACAAAAAACCGCAGGCCTCTGGGTGTTGGTATTATCAATCTTGCATACTTTCTTGCAAAACACGGATCAACATATCAAGAACCGGATCTGAAGTTGGTACATGAATACGCAGAAGCATGGTCATTCTATTTGATTCAAGCATCTGCTGATCTTGCAAAAGAGAAAGGCGCCTGTCTGAAAAACAATGATACGAAGTATGGTCGAGGTACAGTACCGATTGATACATACAAGAAAGATGTTGACGAACTGGTAGTACCAGAGTATAATATGGATTGGAACTCACTGCGCCATCAACTGATGGAGACTGGTATTCGTAACTCTACATTGATGGCCTTGATGCCTGCGGAGACATCTGCACAGATCAGTAACAGCACCAACGGAATTGAACCACCGCGTTCCCTGGTGTCTATCAAACAGTCTAAAGACGGTGTTCTGAAGCAGGTAGTTCCCGGTATACATAAATTAAAAAACAAGTATGACTTGTTGTGGGATCAAAAATCACCTGAAGGTTACCTAAAGATTTGTGCGGTTCTTCAAAAATTTATTGATCAAGGTATCAGTGTAAACACAAGTTATAATCCTTTGCATTATGAAGATGAGAAAATTCCTCTGTCTGATATGTTGAAAGATGTACTGACTTTTTACAAGTATGGTGGAAAACAGTTATATTATTTTAATACATATGATGGTGCGGGTGAAATTGAAGATAGAGAAACAACTGAACTACAACAAAGTACAGTCGAAGATGATGACTGTGAATCATGTAAAATTTGAGGTGAGAAATGTCTGGTAAAGGGAGCAAGAGAAGGCCTATGAATATTGGTAAAAAAACATTCGATGACAATTGGGATAGAATCTTCAAAAAACAAACCGAAGAGGATATCACGGTGAACGTTTCTTTTGATGACTATGATCTGGAAACAACTGTTACCAATACAGGAGAAATACAAGTTTTTCCTGAGAATATAAGTTACGATATCAATGATGATATTTGTCATACAAACTTTACTTTATCTGATCTAGATGATCTAGGCGACATTGATGTAACATTTACTCTTGATCTAGAGGATTAAAATGATCTTTAACAATAAGTTTGTTGATAACATGACTCAACCAGCATTTTTTGGTGAGTCATTAAATATAGCTCGGTATGATAAGCAACGCTATACAATCTTCGAAAAACTTACTGAAAAACAACTAGGGTTTTTCTGGAGACCAGAAGAGGTTGATATTAGTCGTGACGGT